GGCAACTTAATGTCTTCAATATTAAATAGAGTACAGATGTTTCTCACAGAGGCTAACAAAGCCTCTGTGGATATTTCTAGCACAATAGTAAATGAATTTGGAGAGGCTTGTAAACAAGCTTTTAAAAAACAGTTTACAGATACAAGGGAGAATAAATTTAGAATAAGAATGTCTAGTATAGGCAGACCTCTGTGCCAATTACAAATGGAAAAGTCTGGTGCAGAGGCAGAGCCTATGCCTTACAACGCAAAGATGAGAAACTTGTTTGGAGATCTTATAGAGGCTTCTGCAGTTGCTATAATGAAAGCTGCAGGTATAAGAATAGAAGATTTACAAAAAGAAGTTAAATTAAAATTAGGAAAACAAACTATCAAAGGAACTTATGATGTTAAAATACAAAACAAAATATGGGATATAAAAAGTGCATCACCTTACTCTTTTGATCACAAGTTTGGAGAAGACGGAGGCTTCGATGCTATATTAAAACAAGATACTTTTGGATATGTATCTCAAGGATATTTATATTCTAATGCAGAAAAAACAGATTTTGGTGGATGGATAGCCATAAATAAATCTACAGGGGAATGGTCTATAGCTGAAACACCTTTGTCTGATTCTAAATACTCTAAAGATGCTATAGAATTAGCACAAAAAAATATAGAAGCATTAGAATCTAATGCACCTTTTAAAAGATTATTCAAAGATGAAGAAGAGTTTTTTAATAAAAAGGCTACAGGCAATAGAACGCTAGGATTAGAGTGTAGATTTTGTGCATACAAAAAACCTTGTTGGGGTAAAAACTTACAGTATCTACCTCAACAACAATCAAAAGCATTAAATCCTAAATGGGTTTGGTACACTGAAGTAAATAATCCCAGGGAGGAAGTGAATGTCTGAGAAACAAAGAAAGCCTATTTTTATTTCAATAAATCCAACTGATGTTGGATATGAATGTAATGTATTACCACCTGTAGATATGCCTAAATTAGAAAGTTATGCAGTTGCATTAACTATGGCATATGGAATGGTAAAAGCTGCAATACGAGAGCCTAACTATATATTTGATTTTGGTGTAGATGCTATGACAGAATCTGAAGAAGATTATAAAGTTAAGTTTGAAGATATACTAAAGCGTAGAAGGGAGAAACTACACTAATGACAACACATCTAGTAATACCAGATCCTCATGTAAAAATGGGTGTAAGTAATAATAGATTTATTTGGGCAGCTAAGTTTGCTAATGAAGTGAAGCCTGATGTAATTATATGTTTAGGAGATTGGGTTAACATGGATTCTCTGTCTCATTTTGACAGAGGTAAAAAAGCTTTTGAAGGTAGAAGATACAATAGAGAAATAGAACATGCTGAAGAAGCTTTGTACTATTTTAATAAATACTTAAAAGTAAAAAAATGTAAAAAGATAATGTTGGAGGGTAACCATGAATACAGAATAACTAAATTTGTAGAAGATAATCCTGAGTTGGATGGTAAGTTGAGTGTGGGGGACATACCTTTTGAAGAATATGGATGGGAGGTCCATGAGTATGAAAGAATAATAGAAATAGATGGTATATTATATTGTCATAATATAGCAAGTGGTGTGATGGGAAAACCTATTAGTGGAGATTATGTAGCTTCTAATTTATTAAAAAAGAACTTTCAATCTGCTACTGTAGGTCATTCCCATCTATTTGATTATGCAATTAGATCTATGCATAATGGTAGAAAAATTATGGGACTGAATGCAGGGTGCTATTTACATCATAAAGAAAGTTTTGCTAAAGGTACACAGAGATTGTGGTGGAGTGGATTAATAGTAAAAAGAAATGTAGATAAAGGAGAGTACGATTTAGAAACAATAAATATAAAGGAGTTAAAAAATAGATATGAAAACCGCAAATGAGATGCTTACTATTGCTGATAAATTAGTAGCAGGTGATAGAGCAGAAGAGTATGGTGATAAAAAAACTATGCATAATAATATAGCAAGACTTTGGTCTGCATATTTAAATACTAATGTAACAGGACATGATGTGGCTTTGATGATGACATTATTAAAAATGGCTAGAACTAAAGCAGGTAAAGTTACAGAAGATACATATATAGATATGGCAGCTTATAGTGCCATAGCAGGGGAGTTAAAAAATATATAATGAGTAGTTATGTGATAAGACCTAAATACATAGTTGTTGAAGCAACTGAATATAAGACATTAGAAAAAGTAGATCATGATATTATAGCTAATTTTGATGACCTGGAAACGGCACGCAGATTAGTTGATATTAGAAGTGAAGCAGATCAGCTTCAAGGATTTTCGTATAAAAGATATATGGTATATGCCATACAGGAGGAAGATGGAAAATAATTATTTAATAACGCAAGAACAAATTAATACTATATTGAAGTATATGTTTACAAGACCTTATGCAGAAGTAGTGCAGGCAATATCTTTATTAACTAAATTACCTAAGTTAGATCCAAAGATAAAACCTGAATTTGTGCAAGAAGGTGATAAGAAAAAATAATGAAAGACACTGCTGTGTTATTTAAAACCACAGTCCTTATAACTGATAAAGGGGCTGTGGTGGTAGATCATGAATCATTACCTAGTAAAGAAGTTACTAAAAGATTAGGCAATGGCTACTATCCTAGTTTAATAAATGCTATAGTAAGTCATTGTAAATCCAGGTCACATTCTTTTGACGAAGATCTTACAACTTTAGTAAATACTCTTTAAACTGCAGTCATTAACCCTGTGTTAGTATCTTGCTCTACATTTGTTGGAGGTCTATATATCTGACTCATTTTCATAGCATCTGATACAGGGGTGGGTGCATCAGGTGAAACAAACTGTTCTTGAGTCGTGTCTTTTTCTGCTGAGTCTTGCACTTCTTTTGGCGTAGGTGGTGTTTTAACTTCTTTCATCAATCCTTCTGTAACTTCTGTATCTGTTTTTACAGGACTTTGGACTGCTGACATATCAGCAAATGTATTTACTAAATCATTAAAATTTAAATCTTTCATAGCATCTAATAAATTTTTTACAACAGATGCATTTGTTACATTACCTTCCATATTAGTTTCAGGCTGTTGCCTAACTATTGATTGCATTAGAGGCTGTTTTAGATTTTCTATTGGTTGTGTTGCCATCTTTTACTCCTAACATTCTAAGAAGCCCTTCCCTATCTTGTTTATTAGTTTTAGGTTTAGGCTTCTTAGATTTCTTTTTCATTAAACTGCTTTTACTATAGCTACGATTACAATTACAGCAACAGCAGCTACGAGGATCTTGCCTTTTTTATTAAGACCATTCCACTTGTCTGTAATTTTAGTTACATATTCTGTTATCATACTTCCTCCATTTGTTTGCTTAGTGTTTTTGCCCGATTGGGGGTTTGTTTTGCCCATCTCGAATCGAGCATCTGACGGCCTGCCTCTACAAAATTATTTTGTTGTAGTGCAGCAATCATCATCTTAAACTTACTAACCCCTGCAAAACCCATTTGATATATCATTTCACACAATATACATTCTGCTTTAGAGGGTATGTTTAAATTATTTTCAGCACAGAACTTATCTTTTAGATCCCATGCTTTTTCAAAATGTTTTATTTGTTCTTTTAGAGTTTGTTTTATTACATCAACCATACTATCTCCTATTTCTTTTTACTAATTATGCCTTTGATACCAGGGGCAGCCCTAACACCTAGACTAACACTACAAGCTAGATATAAGAGATGTGTATAATATTCTGGTAGAGTTTCTAAAATTGCAAACCCACGCTCTATGTGTGGTTGCATAAAAGGCAGGAAGGCACAAATTGCTGGAACCATCAGGGCTAGTAAAACAAATTCGTCTTTCCAGCTCCCCTTCATTTGAT